GATCCTACAGGTGATGCGGCTGCTATTAGATCTACGTTAGTGGCTCTTGCTACCATCTCACCGTAGCTATAGAGCCTCATTTCGTTTAATGATGTGCTAGTGTGTGTAGTAGCATAACTCTTGTAATCAGCAGAGACCCGCTCCATCTCGCCTAGGGCCGTAGCCTTATCTACTTGGGTTACTGTCTCACTTCTATTTGATAGGCGTAGTCTATTACCTGATCGCTGTAAGTCGTCCCCCTCTATAATTCGAGTACTATCCTTACCTATTGCGTAATGGTGGTCGCTAATGTGATTAATGGAGTTCCCGGACTGCACTACATAGTTATCGGTGACGGACTGCATAAAGGGGGCCCGTTGCGTGATATTGGTATCACTCACAAACTGTATGTTATTGGCTACCTGCGTGAGTCTATTGGCAGGGGCAATATTGACATTGCCCTGACTTATATCAGCTAGCTCTGCTTTATCACTAAGGAGTGAGCTCTCCTTGAGCTTACGGATTCCATCTAGTGATTGCTCAGTATTACCATTAACTGCCGTACCTACAGCATTAATATTCTGTTCTGTATTAGGCGCTATGCCCTCCCGCAGAACCTGGTTGGCCTGTAGGTTCATGTCTCTTAATTCTAATAGCCCCTCTACCGCCCGCACGGGCTCCACTATAATCTGAGAGCTGATGCGACGAGGTTCGAACGGAGTGGTAGATGCCGCTGCCTGCCCTAGTGTCTCTGTTGCTTGTTGGTATGCTGTGTTCTTGGATGTCTCATTGAGATCATTGAGCGCGGGCCCCAGCGTAGGAGTGTTGCGGCCCGCCCCTAGATCTCCCTTCACTAGTTGATCTTCTATTTTACTCATAGGTCTAGATCCTGTATGGCTCCTCGTTGATTATCTATTTCAGATATGGCTGCTAGGTTATTACCCATTATTACCCAGTGATCTAGCGTAGACCGCCGCAAATACTGCGAGGCGGTATATAGTAGATTACGTACCCGTCCTAGACGTGTTCTCTCTGCATCATCAGCGAGAACGTATATCTCTACATCGGGTCGAGGAGAATTATAAGCATGTATATAAGCTAGGTTGGTCATGTGTGCTGCCATAGTCACCAGGTGCGTATTGAGGCCCCCTGGATACGGTAATGAGGTTATGATACTGCTGCTTACCTGCCGTAGTAGGCCGGGCTCTGTAGGTATCAACCACTCTCGTAGCTCATCTGGTGGGTCCTGGCTTAGATCTTCATAGAGATTAAATAACGCTGGGTCTATCTGTCCGTGCCATAGATCCCATAGTAGATCCGGCCCGCCCGGCACTACCCAGTAGCGTTCTAGATAGGTAGCCTCTATATTCTGTATGGCGTTCAGGAAGCCAGCTACGCGAGTTATACCAGTGGGTTGGGATAGAAATGCCTTGAAGAAGCGGTGGCTATCTAGTGATCCCTCTGCTCCTAGCGTTGCGTAATACTCCTTCCAGTTGGGCTGCATGCTCCATAGAGTACGAGTAGCCTCGTAGACTAGACGACAAGGGCTGGCATAGTGCATTCTATAGCCCCCCAGTAGTAGGTAATAGCCTATACTACTAGCAGAGGTCCCCCATACTCGCCTATCAGTTAGTAGTAGTGTCTCACTATAGTCATTGGGTGGTAGCCAATTAGGCCTCTCCGCTATACGTCTGTATCTATCTGCGTGCTGCGTAATGACCGTGTAGTCCAGATTACTCGATGTAGGTAGTGATAATAACAGTATGAGCTGCCCCTCTAGAGAGCGCGTTATATCTCTCCACGTAGGACGGGTACGAGGGAGGGGTACGTTACGCATGATACTGGCTAGTCTTTCGTGAGAGCCCGCTATCAGAATAGATAGATTATTAATAGCCGCTTCATCTATGCGTGTTACAGCATCTGTATTAGCCCCGGGTAATTGAGGTACGGCCTCTAGGTTAATTAGCACGATATATTACTCCTACTATGCTTTGCACTGACTCCTCCGAGTAGCCGAACCAGCGCGCTAGTTGAGCTGCCACTAGCGGTTTATTAGCCGAGTTAGCTAGCATCATAAAGTTGTTAATTAGTGGTGTATCAGGCATTCGCTTTCTTATTAACACCTCGAGACCCTCGGCGTTTACGTTGGGCCTCTCTCTACTATCAGCTCGCATCTGTATGGTCTGCGGCAGTCTTACACCTATAGTAGCTGCATTCAGTGCCAGTACCTGGCCCGGCATCATACGACGGGGGCTACTAACTAACTCTATACCACTCAGTAGCCATACAGCATCTAACCAACAAGGCCTGGGTAGTATTACTGTTAGTGCGTAGCCCGCGCGCGCATCACGAGTATCCGCATCGTACGTATATTGTGTTAGTAGCCTGAATTGATTTACGTGAGTGCTAATACCGCCCGCGCGGGCTATAGCCCTCTCTAGTTCATCCCCATCTTTACTGGTAGTTCTCATAAGTCTATATTAATCCCTTTAATACACTAAGGCGTGGGTCTACCGCATTCAGGCCCCCACCTATACCAGATCTTACTCTCCACTCAAAGTGAAGATGAGGGCCAGTGCTATGACCAGTACTGCCCATCTCACCTATTACTTGTCCTTGCTGCACTATATCTGCCAGTTTAACAGCAAACTTGCTCATATGTGCGTACCAACTCTGATTGCCCCCTACGTGTTCTAGTTTAACTATATTACCAAATCCATTATTCTCGAATCCGACTGATATCACCTTGCCTGCCATAGTGGCTAATATAGGTGTGCCTATTGGAGCCCCTATATCTATACCGTTGTGCATCCTACCCCAACGCCAGCCAAACCCACTAGTCAGAGATCCCTCAGCGGGTACTATGCCACCCCCAGAGCCTGACCTACCGGGTATTACCTGCCCTGCCAATGCGCTCGCCTCATTGAACTGAAAGCCGGGGGCTCCTGCTCCATAGGATAGAGTATTATTAGTCATAGCTCTATTAACCTGAGGTACAGAACCTGTGTGGGTAATAGCATCGCGTTGGTTATAGGGCCACTTGAACTCTCCTGTACGCTTGAATATAGCATTAACAAATCCATCTATACCCTCTACTAATGCCTGCGCCAACTGTTGAGTAGAATAAGCACTATCGCCCGGTATAGTGGGGGCATTACTCCCACCACCACCACTCAAAGTAGATGGTGCCGGACCCTGTCCTCGCCTATAGGCTAGATACTGTTTATATAAAGTATCTAGCGTATTTTCTCCACCTCGTGCTTCAGAGGCCCCCGGTAGACTAGTCCATTGTTTCCGTAGCTTGGTATAGTAGCTTAGTATGTTACCACTCATGACCTCCTCTACCGTAGTACCAGTCTCATCGAGTATTAAATATAATATGGCTAGATCCTGGTTCAGAGGGCTGAAGTCAGATAGCATTCCCCCAGTCTCTTTATTAATACCATCCCATGTCACATCTAAAATTTGGTATCTACCTGCAGCCGTGGTGTAGTTCCCCCCACCCCCTATTGAGAATCTCTGGCGTGGGTGATCCTCGTAACTACTGAATTTAGATCCACCGTATAGTGTATTGTAATCGGCCCCCTCAAATTGTCTATCACTGATTACATCCAGGAGGGCCCTAAACTCAGGTCTATTCAGTAGAGGTTCTAGATTCTCTCTATTCCACATTATCTTGCGCCCCTCCCTTCAGGGATTGTAAAACAGCACGGGCCTTCCCTTCGAAATAGGCATTTTGTGCTGCTGTATCATTTCCTCTCATTAAGGCCTCTACCTGCGTATTCAATACTCCTACCTCAACTAGCGGTACCCCTCTATTGGGTCCGTATAAGCCGTTGCGGTGATTTCTGGTGAAGGCGCCGAATGTTTGATCAAAGTGTATCTCTAGAACACCCGCGCCATCGGTCTTCTCCTGCGCGGCTCTATCTAGCACTGATTGCCAGGAGGTACCTATTGGTGGTAAGAATATAGATAATTGGAGACCGTAAGAGGGGGCTAGTCTCTCCATTATCTTGACGACCTGTTCATTCATCCAACTCTCTACTGACTGACCTGGGGCCTGGGGTAGAGGTATGCCAGCAGCTCCACAAGTACCTGATTTACCATCGCGGTGGCCGGCTGTTATGAACCAGCGAGTAGGCTCCTTATTAGTGGCACTCTGCCAATCCTTATTATTATTACGGCTTTCATTATATGTATCAGATACCTCAGACCCCCTCTGTGTAGGTATGTCTTGTGATTTATCCTCAACGCGCGCTATACCCTCAGCCTGTCGTTGTAGATTCTGACGGCTAGCCTCTAGATAGGCCTGACATAACCGCCTCTCCTCTTGTATACGATAGGAAACTGTTATAGCAGTAGTCGTAGATACAGGCTCCTCCCCCTGCCCCTCTACCATAGGTGTTATGCCGCTAGGCAGTGACTCCGTGGTAGCCGATGAAGGCCTGATACCCTGCATCATCTCTAGTCCATCCGCTCGGGCGCAGTGCCGTGCTGATAGCTGTAGGAGGTGATTGACACTGCTGCGGCGGTCGCCGTTAGCTACCAGGTAGATGTTACTATCACTGAATAGTATATTCTCTCCGCTCGTATATAGAGAGCGGGTGCCTGCGTCATTGCGTATTTCTATAACGCCGGGGCGGGGCTGTCTATCATAGGCCTCTGCTAGTGAGCCATAATCAGGACTATCATATGCCGTATCCAGTGAATTGATACCTGTTACGTGGAAGAAGGCATTGGGCTGTGTTATGCGATTAGGATGCCCCAGTGGTTGATTGAATGTCTGACCCTCGGGGCCGCGCTGATTAGGCTCCTGTAAATCACCATCTACGTATAGCTTATCGTAGTTACCCTCTGAGGTATATCCGCCTAGGATGAAGGCATCCTCCATCTTCCCATCATTGAAGCCCACTATGACTGGCTGTCCTATCTCGAGTGGATTATAGACGCCTAGCCCATTATGACCAAAGGGGCCGCTCATCCTAACGTTATCCAGGATCATACCTTTCAATAGGCGCACCGAGCAGAAATTACCTAGGCGGCCCTCCCTACTGATACTATGGACTATCCCACGCTGTGTGCCCCACTGGCTCTTACTGTACTTATAGGAATGGGGCTCAGAGTATAGGCCACCATTGTTATTAGCAAACATTAATCAGCGCTTCCTTGAATAGTAGTAGTGTAATCTCTGTGTGTTAGCTTATGACGAATCGAGCGTACCTTGTACTTCGGTAGTACCGCATTAGCTAGATTATCGCCTACATCGCTGGCTATGCGGCCACTATTAGTATCAGCATAGTCCTCATCAGTGGCATTGACGTGGGCACCCACGTACCGTGTTAGTATCTCACTGCCATCAGGAAAGGGTATGGCCCGCGCCGAGGAACTACTTGCTGTGTGTTCTCGCATGCGCGCTGATTGTTCACTCAACTTCCTCTTAGTAGCGTGCATAGCGCTCTCCTCTGCTATAGAATCGTATGTTGATATAATCTGCCTATCGTGTATCAATGTATTATACACCTGAAACATCTCATTCGGATACCAGGTGGGGTCCCCTACTATCGTGATTTGTATCGTGCTAATATCTCTACTGGTACGGCGGGCCATGCCTAAACCAACTAATAAAGCCCCTGTCTCTTTACTGATGCCTGCGTCAGTATAGGCGCTCAGGTTCTTATCCTCAACGACAGTGGCTCTACATGCAATAGGAGGCTTTCTATCAGCGTACTTATAGGGCGTGGCCTGTAATGTAACCTCAATGGCATCATTGAATGAATCAGATGCGCCATTACCTCCATCATCAGTCACTATAAAGCGGTTAGTTGTGGCTATACTACTACTTACTACCCGCATGGAGAGTATGCGCTGTCTCTCATCAGGACATATGTTAAGACCCGCTGGTAGGCTGCGGAAGAAATAGGTCCTATATAGCCTATTGGGATCTTGGAAGCCACTAGTATCGCCGCTATTAGGCGCTATTATAAAATCACCATTGATATGGCTGAATGAGGCGTCTACTACGCGCTCCTCCTTGAGTAGAAACGCTGCTTGTATTATATCAGCGGGGCTCTCATTAATGAAGTTGAATACCCCGCGGTTCTGTCCCTGTTCGATAGGCGGGCGCTGTAACCATATATGGGTGCGGGGATTACCTCCTGGGCTCATAGGCGTGAACATAGCAGCCCGTGTCCAACGCGGCGCATCTACTAGCTCTTCGCCTGGCGTAAGATTATTCATGTCCTGTATAATCTTAACCTCAGAATTACTTGCATTTCCGGCTATTAGTTTATTAGCGAATAAGTATTCTATCTTACCATCTGCTCCTATGTCGTAGCCGCGTACAGTCATACCCTCCTTGAACTCCTTCCAGCATCTGGCTACCTGCGAGCCGCTCTCTGTTTCAATAGGGGAGTAACCTACCGCAAAGTTCAGTATCTTACGCAGTATGAGGGCTCTATCGCCCTTCTGTTCTGGTGTGGGGGCATTGAATAAGGTATCTGGGTTAGATAGAACACGTGTGTTATGTAGTAGCCTCATACGATCTTGACACGATAGCACTACCTGCACACCTGTATTAGCATCAGCCGTTACCTCTACCTTCTCAATGAAGCCCCAGAATACAGGGAATAGAGTAGCGCCCTCCTTCGGTTTCATATTTGTATCTGGTATAGGAAATGGTATATCAGATAGATTATTGATATCCAGTACCTGTTTATCTGACCCCACCATCCCCATGTAAATTCGTATCTCATCCTCCTCGCTGAGGTAGGGGTAGCGCCCGCCCCTGTACTTACTAACATCAGGTAACGCTGGTAGTAATCCTGGTGCATCTGGTACGGTTAGCGTTACGCGAGCTCTATTTATATTCCAGTTATCGGCGTTGATTATAACATCTACGGCGCGTACAGTCCAGCGACTCTTGTTTATATCAGTAGCGCATATCTGAGTGCCAAATAATATAGGTTGTTTTTCATCAACAGCTGTGGCCAGCGTTATTACTGCAGCAGGTGTCTTAGGGCGCATAATTAATAAAAAAGGGACTCAGGAAATCCTGAGTCCCATAAGCGGAGAGAATGTGGGATTATTGTGTAATACTATTCCCAAACGATGAAGAAGAGCTTCCCACAGATAGAGGACGAGTTGTGTTTTTGAACTGCTGAACAGATTCAGCAATATACCGAATACCTTCAGCTACACCCTCCCAACGTTGTGCAGGTACGCGACGACCAGGCATGAAGCCGACGCTGTAATTATCTACCTTGCATCTAGTTATTTCATATCTGAACTTCGCCCTACGATTACGACTAGCAGCACTATTAGTGGGGAACTCTATGCCGCTCTGATTATCGCCATTAGAAGCGATATTCCAGGAGTCGAGGGATCCTAATCTACGGCTATCTGCTCCACTACGAGTTAGATTATTGGTGAGACCACCATTAGTTACTAACTCAGACGCATTAGCATCG